ATTTATTAAATTTTCTAACTATTATTTACATAGACCTTGACAAAACCCCGGGATTATAGATTTCAAATTATTCCATAACATTCCCTGTAAAGCGGTCAAAAGTCCGCATCCTAACTTACTCGGATTGGAGATGTTTCTAGGTCTGGATTCCTCTCCTTCTAGATACCCGTTAACGACTTCGCTTCCTGGTTTTAATAGGAATGACTCTCCCGACTTGACCATAGTGCTGAAGCAGCCTTTTAAATCTGTATTACTACTGTGCAATTGCTAATTTACAGTAGTTATGTATTTCTCTTTTTTATCCAGCCCCCAGTCAGGTTTTGACATTATCTACTCGTGAGGATCAAATGAATGTTTATCAGTTTTGTCCCATTCGTTTTTGAACCAGGATAAAAATCGTTCAACACAATGATCAAACCTCCTAAACACTTCCTTGTCAACTGGTACACGTCCGGAGCATTATCGACCAAAGAAAGCTTAAATGGAGTTTTAGACACTCTTGCTGGACCATTCTGCTCGGATACCCGGCTCATTATCCATCACTAAATCGTAACCTGTTTTGGTCATGGTTGCAGTGGTCGGCAATGGCAACAATGAATTCCCGCTATTGTAAACTGGTTCGGGATGGTTATGTATCCAGGATTTCACTAATTTTATGTTGTTATCCCATAAATTTTCGTGATCCACAATTATATTGGGATTAGGTAATTTTATAGTGAGCATGTCTATTGGTTTGGAATAATAGTATTATCTGAAACTCATACTATTTGACATATTTTTCTCTATCCTGGCTTTCACTTATAGCTTGCGTTAATTTTTAAAACTAGCTGATATACGGTCTTTCTCCAATTCGTAATCTCTTTTATTTATACGCCCTTGATTCGACACTCCGCCTACCCTAACCAATCTATCATATTCTCTGTCTTGGTTGGACAAGTCGATATCCCTATTCGTTCCAAGCATGATTCGTTTTTATTGCTTTGAAACATTGAAAGATCTAATGAATGATGCTACGATTCCACTTTTTGGAGCATTGTCATAATTATATTGTGATTGCTGTCCTACGCTTATACCACAACATTCAAAGCCCTGAAATCGCACCAGCTGAGCGTGATTCGCTGCGAATACTCTGATTAGCCATTTTTCTAATCCTGGCTCATTACCTGGTCGTACTTGTATATTCGTCAACACTTTCTTCAATCTATCGTAGTCTATTATATCGTCTTTATATCGATCTAAATCTTATTTGATAATCAAGCTGGATGTCTACCCCATAGATAACGCATGATTGTAGAGCCATTGAGCTTAGATTGATTAGTATCCGTCGAATTTAAACTTAGGCACATACACTCCTTTTATCTGTAAATCATTAGTATTACAAGAGTGCATGAAATGGGAATACCATCCATACTCATAGATATTTACAGGATCTACAACCTCTACTAAAGGGTGTTCATAGGGTACTCCAGAGCCTCGGGTTGTCATTACAACTCGCCCAAATTCGTCATCATTATTATTCGATATAACGAATTTTCCTTCGTCAAAAGGTAGTCTGTAATGACCAGGCATACACGGGAACATTGCACCCTATATGTAGATAGTACCATTGTACCTCGGCCTCCATTCAGGCAAATAGTAATGGACGTCGTTGGCGTAATAATATATATGCTTGAAATGTGATATATTCTCTGAAAAATCCAATCGCGGGTCAGCGTGTAACCCTCTTCTCGTGAAATGAGGTAAGAGTTCTTCATATACGAATTTATCTCTTGCAGCAGGGTATGAGCTCAAGTTGGATACGTCGTCGTCATCGGATTTATCAGGTTCGTCGTCAAACCCTTCATACCACTCTTTGCAATTTTAAATGAAGCTGAGTCTACTTCTCTATCTCCGGATTGTTTTATCGCAGATTGTCTAACGTTAAAATGTATAACTTCCATTTTCCTGATCGTCACGCAATCGAACACTTTCTGCCTTTGCAAACGCTTTATTCTTGGGGTAATATTGATTAGACTCATACTCTTGTATAGTCTACTTGAAAACCCTGCAATGCAGCCTACCTATCTTTCCTTACCG